TGTGACTTGAGGAAGGCACCGCGCGTGATCAATCCACGCTCGTTAGAGTACAACATAGCATTGGGACGGTTCCTAAAGAAGAATGAACACAATTACTTTAAAGCTATTGCTGAAGTATTTGGACAGGAAAAGGTTGTGTTCAAAGGAATGGATGTGAATGCTACAGCTGATGCAATGTTCGACGTTTGGAATAGCGTGCCGAACCCTGTAGGGGTTGGCGCTGATGCTAAGAAGTTCGACATGCATATTAGCTATGAAGCTTTGTACTACGAGCACTTGTTTTATATTGCACCGCTAGTGAACCGTGATATCGGCATAGCGCGTGGCATTTATGATCGGGTCATTCAAGAAGCTAGGTTTAGAATGGACGATTACAAGACTGAAGTGGAGCAGTTGTGCTGGCTGTTGAGCCAGCAACTGGTGAATCGCGGCAAGGGGTATTTCCGAGATGGAACGGTGTCATTCAAGATTAGAGGGACCAGATCGTCTGGGGATCTCAACACCTCATTAGGGAATTGCATACTGATGTGTGCGATGACATGGGCCTGGAAACAGGAGACGGGTATCAACGCTGCACTCATAAACAATGGAGATGATTGCGTGCATGTGGTGCCGAACTGTTCCGAGGAACGCTGGCGTGCTGGGCTTGGCGACTTTTTCGCCAACAAGGGCTTTAGGATGGAACTGGAATCCACTGTCGATGAGTTCGAAGAGGTGGAGTTTTGTCAATCGAAGCCGTGCCGTCTTGCCACTGGTTGGCGAATGGTAAGAAACCCACGCACACTCATCACTAAAAGCACAATGTGTTTGAAACCTTTGCAAACAATGAATGCCCTACGGAAGTGGGTCATGGCAGTAGGTGTTGCTGAAGGTTCATTATGTGATGGAGTGCCAGTGCTACAGGCTTACGCCCGTGCTCTACGGCGCAATGGGAGGCGCTGCACCCGGACGTACATTGAAAAGAATGTCATCGGGGACTCAACGCGTTTGATGATGAGTG